TTGCAGTTGCACTTCCAATTTGATCGAAGAAAGCATTTTCACCGATCACACTTTCAACTCTAACAGTATTTCTAAGAAGAGAACCTTTTTGTTGTGACAACATTTGTACATTGTTTGAATACTGTTGTACAAAAGCTGTAGTTATTTGTGATGACATAAGTCATTCTCCTTTATTGTTAGTTTAAGTTTGATTAATCGGTTTGATTTTCCAGAAATCTGGATCTCGCCTGTGTATTTAACGATTACACTTCATCGTTTTTCTTTGAGGTCTTTGCAGATTTTCTCGTAGAATTTTTTTCACTCATTACCCAGTCAAAATAATTTTGAGCAACTTGAATTGGATCTCTGCGTTCGTTTTCTGTACCGAACTCAGTAGCAATTCTTAGACACTCTAGTTTTATTTCAACTGGATTTATGAATTCTTTATCGTTAGCCATTTAATAACTGTCTAAGTTTGTAAACTTCATCTACAGTTCTCTTATGGTTCGGATGACCTGCTGACCAATAAGGTGAGCCTTCTTCCGTAAGAGTATCAATCTCTCGCTGTATATCGCTTGCAGTTTGATAACCTTGTCCTTCTCCTTGAACGATCTCATCTTCTGACAATTTATCGGCAAGTTGTGAGAATGCTTTTACTAAAGCAACATTATCACCAAGCCTTGAACCATCTTTTAAAATGGTATTGTTTAGAAATTCTTGACCTAAAGTAGAATGAGCAAGCCTTTTTGCTTGATCTATTCTTTTATTAAACTCTGGTCCAAATTCTTTTTTAAGAGTTGTTTCAGCTTCAGTTCTTGCAGCGCTAGCTTGTACTTGTTCAGACTGAGCCGCATTCTGATTTAACTCATTATAAAATTTTATTAATCCTTCAGCTTGTTTAGGAAGTAATCCTAATTTATGTGCGGTTTCATTAAATCCTTTTAAAGATTGAGGATCTACTTCTCCTTCTTTAAATGAATATTTGTATTGGTCAGGAGTTTCAGGAGCGCCTAATTTCTTAAACACTTCTTTCCAATCATCCTCTGTTGCATATTTATTTGGTACAGGAATTTTATCCATACCAACTAATTTTTGTGCATGAAGATAACTTTTTACAAAACTCTCCATATCATTAAAATTTTGTAATGACTTTTCTGTTTTATAACTTTCAGGAATTAGAGTTTTAAAATCTATTTTTGTTTCCTGTGTAGGCGCCTGAGATACAGGCGATGCTAATGATATTGAACTTGCATTAGCTTGAGCTGATGACGCAACATTTTGTTGAGCATCAGATTGACCTGTTTGTGCAGGTGCAGTTGTCTGATTTTCCATTTATTTTCTAGTTGTTAGTTTTAATTAAAGCGTTTTTTATAAAGATAAGAATTGAGCGTTGTCCTTCTAGGAATGCGCTTTCATGACTATCTCCTTTTTGATGAGTAGTCGTATATTCATGACATCTTTTTTCGAGATCGCTTAGAACTCGTTTTCCGCTCTCAGATCCGAATATAATTTTATAATCGTCTATGAGATCGAGAAATTTTTTATTGTTGCGGTGGTTGTTGTCCATTGAGAGCCTTTACCATTGGTGCTGCATTACGAGCCATTTCGGCTTGTTGCATCTGTTGTTGCATTTGCATTTGCTGTTGTTGCATTTGCGCTTGTTGCTCTCTCTTCTGTTTTACTTGCGTGTCTGATTTAATCATTTTCGCAGGTAATCCTAAAATATTAATTATCTCTTTTACTAAACCATTTTCATCTAAGTAATCAGATACTGGAGCTACAGTTTGTAAGCTGCCAAATATTTCTAATCCTCTCATGATAGCTGATAGTTGAGTAGATTTTTGAGCTAAGAATAATGGTGATACATATTCAATATCAACTTCTTGACCTAATAATATTTCTGGAGCTTGAGGAAATAATTTACCTCTAAGCATAATATTAAATACTCTGTAGATAAGCGGTTGAAGTAACTCTGTTTGTAATCTGCTTAATGCTGGTCCTAAAATTCTCATACGCTCTTCATTACGTTGAGTAACTTCAGTCGCAGTCATATTTCTGTTTTCAGAAATCATTATCTGATCTGCATAAAAAATCTTAGCAATACTATCTCTTCTTTGATTTTCTAAATTTAAGCCAAGAGGATTGTTTGCACCAATTTGTAATGGTTCAATTTTGTCTCTCGATCCAGATCTGTAATAGTTTATAGAGCCAGGAGAAGTTCTCACAGGCATAATCATGCTATCATCAGGAACTAATAATGGTGGGTCCACCATCTTAGCTGCTGCTTTTAATGAAATCTCAACAATCTTATTTAAAACTTTAACATCAGGAAGAGCATTCATTCCTGGAGATCTTCCATAAATTTCTGAAGAGCCTTTTAAATATCTTGGAACAACATAAGGAAGTTCTTTAAATCCTCCTATATTAATAATGTGACCATTCTCATATTCAAAATAAATACTTTCGTAAGGCATATTCTTTTTGTCCATTTTTTTGTCATCAAACATTGGTCTTGGTCTAACAACATGAACACAAGATATTTCATCCATTGGAGATTTTTTAAATGTAGTTTGAACACTTGAACTTACATTCTCAATTCCAAATTTATTTACTATTGCTGCTGCTGATAATTTAAATTTTCTGTAAACTGTATCTACAAATCCTTTAGAATTTTCCATTATGTAAAGTTCTTTAATATGTCTTGAGGAAAATCTTATCGTGTCATCTTTATCTTCTTCTACTAAAAGACAAGCTGTGCCGAATGCAATTAGATCATGATAACATTCAAATACTTCTTGTTGAAAATTTGAACGTGCGAACGCAACATACATTCTTTCAGTAACATCATCTAACCATTCTCTTGCTTCATCTACATCATTAGCTGCTGGTTCTTTAAATCTTAAAGAAAACCAACGCTGAGCAGATGAAGTAAGCGTTCCATGTAAGGAAGATGCCAAAAGTTCGAGAGCGTGAATGGCTGTACTATCGAATACTTCGATATTTGTTTTGCTGCCTTTTGCTCGTTCTTTTGTAATATCAGCACGTCTTGGCAACATAACGTCCGCTACTTCTTGCCAATGACTTTCAAAATTACTTCTTTGTTCTTGTAATCTTGATAAATTATCTTTTAAATCTTTTGCTAGTTTTCTTAATTGTTCGTTTTGCATTATTATCCTAAAATACTTGTATAACCTAAAGTAGTTGTATCACTCACTCCTACTCCTGAAGTAAGGATGGTTGCTTTTCTTCCTCTACGTTTTGCATTAATTAATCTTTGTTGTTCCATCTCAGCTGCTGTTGGTCCAGTTGGTGAAGATGCTGGTTGAGGTGAATTCATTTGAGCAGCGACTTGTGGTTGCTCTTGTGATTTTGGTTTAGGTGTAAGTCCTAACGCTCCTCCGACTACTGCTGCTGGTTTCCCCATGATTAACCTCCTAATAAAGTTGTTGTATTATTTAAAGGAGCTGCAGACTGAAGCTGCTTTGCTCTTCTGCGTGATACATAATTATTTTTTACAGCCTGTCCTGCTGGTGATGATTGAACAGCTGGTGATGCTGGACTATTATTTTGTATTTTACTTTGCTGTGCAATAAATTCAAACATTGGAGCTGTCATGCTTTTCATATTAACCTCCTAATAAAGTTGTTGATTGTAATTCTGGAGTATCGTTAAGACCTGTTCCAGTAGTTAGAATAGTTGATGATCTTCCTCTACGTTTAGAATTAGCTTCTCTTTGTGCTGCAGCCAATTGTTCTTTTCTTGCTGCATCTTCATAAGTAGGCACATCTTCAACTTTAGGCATTTCTAATTTTGGAAGTTCTGGCATTTTTGGCGAACCGAAAATAAAACTCATAGTATTTTAAAATTGTTATCAGCAGTAACTTGTCTGCTTTGGTTGTTAATTTGAATATCCTGTAAGCCAACAGCTAAGGTTCTCAACGCATCAGCTGCGTGAGATGACCAGTCGTGATTTACGGATAATTTATAAACTCTGTCTTTATCATTATATTTGCGATGATAATGACGGAGTGCATTTATTAATTTAGAGCAGTTATCTACGTTAATATAACATCTCTCTAAAATCATTTTGACAGCGTGGATGCCATCCTCGAGTGCAACTTTCGGTGCTACTCTAAAGCGGATCCCCATCTGGTAAGCAACTTCTCTTCTGGATCTGCCGCTTGAAAATTCTGTAACTTCTATATCGTGTGGAGCGTAATGTTCTCCATACACATAATCTTTTTCTTTTAAGATCTGAGCATAGTGAGGAAACGCCTGATTATTGTTTTCGTAATAATCTATAATATTAATTGCGTGTCCTATCTTTTGAAAAAATATAATTGATGTACTATCGCTATATCCAATATCCCAGGATGTACTCACAGGATAAGAAGGATTGTGAGGTACAGAAGTAACTTGTTTTTTATCTTCAAGTTTACCTAGTAGGTCTCCGTAGATGGAACCTTTTATATTTCCAATAAACGAGCATTCAAACTCTTGATTATATTTTGCGGTACCCATTACTGAAAGTGCCGCAGTCAATTCTTCTGGATCTACTATCTTAGTTTCAGATGCTTTAGCTTTATATAAAAACCAATTCTTATTAGACTGAGCTTTCTGATAAT